CGACAGGTACGGTATTTCGATGTCGAACTCATACAGCGGGTACTGGTAACGCTGCGTGCGGTACTCGGCACCGGAGTCCGCGGCCTGGATGATCGTCGAGGTGATCGGCCGCTTCTTGATGTCCCATCCGCGGCCGGTAAACGCGGGAAAGACGTTGTAGCTCATGGGCGGTTCCGTTGCGTGCGGATGGCCTTACGCGCGGCCTTAGCGAACATGTGCGGGTCGCGCTGCAGGAGTTGCCCGAAGCTACGTGCATCGTTGGCGTGGATGTGGATGTTCTGATTGCCTCCTGACGCCATGGCGGGCTCCGTCATGCCACGCACGCGGTCGGCAAGCGTCGACGGCAGCACCATCTCATTCCGGTGCAGGAGCGCCGGCGCGTCGTCGTAGGGAACGCGCTCCCAGCCGCCCGCGGCAGAAGAAATGTTGTCGAAGGCCATCACCCCAGCGAAGGCAGTCGCCGCGGCCACCGGCGCCAATACGGGGCCAACGATGGGAATACCCACCACGGCCTGGTACGCCTTGGCGCCAGCGGTGTAGGCCGAGTTCATGATTTCCTTTTCGCTCATGGCGCCTTCCTGCGCCATGCCGGTGCGGTCCGCCGCTTCGTTGGAGGCGATGCGAGAGGCGTTGCCCGCGTTGGTGGCGGCGGTCTTCGCCAACTCTGTCGCCGTCCAGCGCGCCAAACGCTGCACGCCGCTGCGGATCTCCGACATGAGCAAGTCGGCCAGCATGCTTTTCCACGTCTGCGAGATCGTCTTCGTGCCCTGGATCATGCCGGTGATCGACTGGTCGAAGGCCTGCGTGATGGGGCGGAAGGTCTGCTGCCACTGCTGCTGAATTTCTCTGGTGGTTGCTTGCTGGTCAGCCGTTATTTGGCTGTTGATCTTGGTCTGGAAGGCTGCCCAATCCTGCGCATCCTTTTGCAGGACATGCAGATTTCCAACGTCAAGCGCCTCTTTCGCGGCGATATACGCTTGATAATCCGCGAGCGCCTTTTTGTTCTGATCTTCCTCTGTGGCTAGAGCCTGTTTCGCCGTGATCTCTCCGTCGGCAAGCTCTTGCTGTGTGCTGCGCCGGTGCTCGGCGATCTTGTCCTCATCCGCCTTGATGTTGGTTGCAAGCTGATCCTCCTGATCCTTTACCCATTGGGCGGAATAGGCGGCGTCGTCTGCAGCCATCTGGCGCAGCGCTTCACGCTGCTGCGACGACATCGCGCCGTAGAGCTTCGTGGCACCTGCAAGGATGGCGGCGTCGGCCTGAATGCGCGCGTCCGTATTGTCCTGAGTGGCGGCGCGCTCCTCTTCCAGCTCGTTCATAGCTTGGGCGTTGGCCTGCCGCTGGGCCTCAGCTGCCTTGCGCTGAGCCTCTGTCTGCGCCTCCTGCTCGCGCTTCACCTCGGTGGTGCGAGCCTCGTCTACCTGCTCCTGGATACTCTGGACGCGCTGCCACGCCTCGACGTACTCGGCACTCCCCTCCTTCGAGGACATCAGCACGTTCTGCCAGTAGTTCTGCTCGAACGTGAGGCGCTTGTCGTAGCTGACCTGCTGATCGGCCTCCTGCTGGCGAAGCTGGGTTTCGAGATCCGTCGTGTCGGTGCCCAGTGCGCCATCCACGCCGTCCTTGTTTTTCGCGGTCTGCGACGCAAGCTGCTGCTGTTTCTGCTGCTCCGCGGTCAACTGCTGCATCAGCGACTCGCGCTGCGCCAGCAACGCATTGACCTGCCGCACGTAGGTCGGGCTCGCGCCAGTCGGATCGAACTGGACTTTTCCATTGACCTGCGTGAAGCGATCCTGGGCGTGTTCGATGAACTCGTTCAGTTGCTGGTTCGTCGCGTTGAGCTGTTGCTGGAGCGTCTCGGGCGCCCCCCAGTTCATCACCGCGGCCTTCATGTTCGAGAATCCGGACTTCCAGGAATTCACGAAGCGACCGATGAGGCCCTCTCCTTGCGCAAGCTGCGCGGTGCGCTGCTGCTCGGCTTGCGCCACGTCGTGGATAGCGCGCGCAGCCGCTTCCGCGATGTTCCCTTCGTCCTGTAGGCGCTTGATCTCTGCGGCCTCGGTGGGACTGATCAGGTTGTACTGGTCGTTTAGCGCCTTCAGCGCCTTGACTGGGTTCTCGGCCAGCTTCTCGAAGTCGACCACCACCTTGTCGATCGACTGCCCGGTGAGCGCCTCCATGCTCACGGCACCCTGCGCTGCTTCGGCCAGCGACTGGCCCATGAATCGGCCGGACTGCGACAGCTTCAGCACCGCTTCGTCAGCGTCGCTGGCCGTGGTAACGGACGACCGAAGGGAGTCGGCCAACTGGCGCAACTGGCCGTAGCCGTAGCCGGATGAGTCGCCCGTAGCGATCAGGGAGGCGCGCAGTTTGTCGGCTTCCGCGGCACCCTCGGCCATCCACACAGCCATCGCGGCGAGGCTGGCGCCGGACGCCACCACAGCCAAGCCCATCGGGGTGAAGGCCTGGGCGAGCAGTCCCGTGCGGTTCGCCAGGGTGATCGTGGAACCCTCCAGCCGGTGGTAGTTCCCGCGCGCCAACTCGCCAATCAAGACGCCCACTTCGCGTGCCACGCCGCCGCTGATTGTCTGCGCTGCCGTCAGCTCTTCCGTGCCCGCAGCAGCAAGCTGCGCCGTCTCGGCCACGGCCGCCTGCGAGGCAGACAGCTGCGCGAGGTACTCGGTCTGCTGCTCCGCGCTGATCGCCCCGGTGCGCATCGCCTCGTCGAGCGCCGCCTCAGCCGCAGCGAGCTGCTTCGAGGTGGCGATCGGCGACGCGAAGGCGGCATCCAGCCGCGTCAGTGCCGCACCCTGCGCCAGGATATTCACGTTCGCCTGGTTGATCTGCGCAGCCAGCCCCTCGGTGGTCACGCCGGCCTCTTGCGCGGCCGCCTGGAACTGCGCGGCCTGCATGGTGAGCTGGACGATGATTTCGTCGTCGGAGGCGGCCATTGAGGGCTATTCCTTGAAGGGGACGTGCGGCATCGCGGCAAGGAACGACGTGCATTCCTCGGGGGTGGGCATGCGCTGCTGGGTGCGGGGCGTGAGCTTCAGGTACGCCTGCACCATCGTTTGCACGGGCGGGTAATCCCGCCAGTACTCCGTCAGCTCGGCGTAATCGCCAAAGGTCAGCCGGTCGAGGATGTCGTCGGGGAACCATCCGGTGGCATTGACGAGCTGTCCGACGATGCGGGCGCGGCTGATGGGTTCGCCGGAGCCTCCTGCTCCGGCGCCGCTTCCCCCAAAGGGCGCGGCTTGAACCCGCTCTTGAAAAGCACGGAAGCGATCAGCTTGGCGAGGTCGGCCGAATCCACAAGATCGAGCAGAGTCTCGCGCTTCAAGTCAGGATGGTTGAGGCGAGCGCAGGCGAGCAGGATGACAATGCACGCCTCCGCATATGCATCCCTATCCGCATCCGTGGAAACGTTGGCACTCGTGATCCGGTCAAGCAGCGGCACGTACTCGGGGTCCGTCGAGATACGCAGGTTCATGGCTGGCACGACGATGGTCGTCGTGCCGTCCGTCAGAGGGATACCTGGACGCATGCGCCACCTCAGTCCGTGTAGATGGTGTGGAAGCGTCCCTGCGAGTCGCAGAACGCGTCGAAGTCCAGCTCGGCGATGCCCCAGTCGGCCATCTTGGTCGGCACCGACAGCTTGCCAGTGATGCAGGACCAGAAGCGGTGGCGCTCACCCACGCCGTTGTAGCCCCGGTAGAGGTCGACGACCAGCGTCGGCTGCACGCCCTGCAGGATCTGGTTGGCCTGGATGGTCGTGCCGGTGGTGCTCTGCGTGTACTCGTAGCTGATGAGGATGTTCGCACCCTCGTCGGCCGCGGCGAAGGTATATGTGCCAGCCGCCACGCTGTACTCGCCGGCAGCGGGCGAGCTCGTCACCAGGGTCAGCGGATTGCCCCCCGCGTACGTGACGCCCAAGTCCTTGGAGAAGGAGGTCGAGTTGGTCACCGTCACGGTGTAAGGCGTCGTGGCCGGAACGGCATGCGGCTCGTTCTGCGCCAGCGAGACGGTGCCGGTGGAGATGCTCACGCCATAGAACAGGCTGGCGTAGACCGCAGCGTTGATGTACCCCATCTTCGCCTTGAGGGATGCCTTCAGTTCGCCGGCTCCCGTCGCCAGCGGCTGCTGGAACTGGCCGTACAGCGCCTTGTTCGTGCGCGACAGTTCGGCGCTGATGTCTTGCAGTGCTCCCAACTGGATGGGAGTCGCGCCCGCTCCGGAAGGGGTGGCGTACAGGATGCCGGAGCCAAAGCTCCCGAGTTGCTGGATGCCGCTCATGGTTCGTTACTCCTTCGGGGTGAGCGCCGCGGAGACGTGCGCGATCAGCGACGCCTTGTCATCGGCAGTGATGGGTGCGCGGCCGGCGAGCGCGGCGGCGTGGTAGTGCTCGGCGTACCAGCATTCGATGGCTGCGACGGCGAGCTGCGCGTGATTGGGAGGCGCGGGTAGCGGAGGCGGAGCAGATTCCGGCAACACTTCGCCCTCGGCTTGCGCCGATGCGGTTTCGTCATTCATGGGGTCCACCTCAGAAGCCGGGGAGAACGATTTCGATGGGAACGATGGCGATCGCGCGATCCCCGAGGACGCCCTCGAAGATCTCGATGTCGCCGGAAATGGCGGCGTACTCGACGAGACCGCCGAGGGTGTTACGTCCGGTCGTCGGCTGCGCGGCGAGCGCTGCGCAGGCTGCGTCCACGAACTGGTTCAACTGCGTGGACAACACGGCGGCTGGATCGGAGTCGTAGACGTAGAACAGCCACGAGGCGCGCAGTGTCGCCTTCGTGGCCATGACGCCCTGGTACTTGGCCGACTGCTTCTCCTGCACTTGGTAGGCCGCCGGGAAGCTCTCTGGCTGCACGTCCTGCGCATTGACCAGGCGCCGGCTGACAGTGGTCAGGCCGGGAAGGCCTTGGAGCAGCGCGAACAGCGCGGCGTAGATCGACTCGCGGCCGGGTCGGCTCATGCGACGAGCCCCTCTTTCACGGCGGCGCGCAGCTGGGAGATGCCGTCGGGCGCCTGATCCCGGAACCCCGACCGCATATAACTGCGTTCCGGCATCGGAATGTCGTGGGGCTGCGTGCGTGGGAGGGTCGCGGCGAGGGCGGACGCGTTGGAGACGAAGAACGCGCGACCTCCCAACAATTGACTGATGAAGAACGCCGTGCCGCCAGGATGGTGGATCGTGCCGCCATACTCGTGGATGTGCGCGTACGGCACCCCTGCACCGCCACCTGCGCCAGCGCTCACGGCATCCGCGGTCGTCTCGGAAACGGGGTGCACCGAGGACGACAAACGCCCGCTGCGTCGATTCAGCGGATCGCCCGACAACTTGGTCGCCTTGATGTAACCGGCGAGCTGAACGGCCCAGGCGTCCAGCGTCGAGCGTGCCGATACCTGCATGCGCGCCGGCAACTCCTCCAACTTGCTGATGACCTCACGGGTACCCGTGACTTCCAGCGAGACCGTGCTCACAGCGAATTCCACCGCACGTAGGACGCCAGCAACGTCTTGACGGCCTGTGGCATCGCCGAGAGGTCGTAGCCCTGCGTCTGCTGACTGCCCAGCGTCTCATTGCGCTTGTCGAGGCGGCTGCGCTTGTTGAAGAGCCACGCCACCCAGAGCACGCACGCCTGATTCACATCCGGCGGCGTCGTGTCGTAGCCGCCCATGTATTCGATCGTGACGTTCTGGAAGCCCTTGTAGAACTCCTGCGGCCCCGCGCCTCCCGGACGGATGTAGACGACAGAGGCGTCGTAGACATATCCACCGCTCCGTGCATCAGGCGCCGGCGGAACGCTCTGACCGTCGACCGTGACGCTGCTCACCACCGACACGGGGCCGTTCATCAGGTACATCTTCGGGCCGCATCCGCCGTTGCGCGTTTCGGTGTAGGGCGTCTGCGCAAAGACGCGGTTGCAGTACGACTCGATGGCCGCCGACACGTTCGGGATCAACGCGCTCAGCACCGTGTCGCTGTTCGTGTCGGTGATGCCCAGGTACGTCTTCACGTCCGTGAGCTGGCAGAGCTGGCTCACGACGCGTCGGGCTCCGGCGCGGGCGCGGGCGCGGCTTCGCCGACGACCGTGAAGCCGTGGCGCTTGAGTAGCTCGACGGCACCGACCGGGACCGTGAAGACGCCGCGCTTGTCGGCGGTGAAGGTCTGTCCGTCGTGCGAACACTCCGGCGCGCAGCCCTCAGGGCCGCGCATCTTGGCATCGCTCATGGAAATGATCTCGATGGAGTGAAAAAGAACGGGGCACCCGAAGGTGCCCCAACGTCACGAACCCGCAGCGAATCAGCCGTTGGCGATGCCCTTCAGGACCGCCATGGCGAACGGCGCGTACACGGCGAGGGTTTCCTCGGCGTAGATGCCGTGCTGGTAGCTGCGGCTGGTCAGCGGCCACTCGATGTCATACCAGTCGCGGCGCACGTGCATCTCCGCCACGTTCGGCACCTCGTTGGTCTGGTACTGCGCCGGCAGGTCTTCCGCCCACATCAGGATCGTGCCGGGCGGCACGTTCGGGTGCAGGATGACCGGGATCATCTTGCCGGTGCCCAGGCAGAACGGGTTGAAGTACCAGCTCACCACCTGGCCGGCACGGATTTCGCCGTCGGCACCCACGGTGACGTTCTGGCGCAGCAGCGGTGCCACGCTGTCCGCGTCCGAGCCCGACAGCACCTTGTTGGTGATGTTCTTCTGCTCCTGCGAGTTGACCAGCATCACGCTGGGCGACACGCGGTAGGAGTCCCACAGCGATTGCAGGACCGTATCGATTTCGGCCACGGTACCGCGTCCCGAAGCCGTCATCGCCGCGCCAGCCAGGTCCTTGACGTAGGCGCCGCTGCCGGACTTCAACGCCGTGGTCAGGAGGCCGTCGAAGGCCGTGTTGGCGTTGGTCGAGCTGTCAGCAGTGACAGCCGTGGCGGCTTGGGTGCCAGTGGTCAGCGGCGCGCTGAAGGCAGCGCTCGGCACCGAAGTGATCGCCTGCAGCACCTCGCTGCCGGCGGTACCGACGTACCAGGCGTAGCCCAGTGCGCCGGCGACCGAAGCAACCGAAGCGGTCAGCGCCTGGCCCAGCGTTACCGCCTGCGTGGCGTTGCTCGACTTGTTGGACGAGCCGCCATTCAGGGTGAAGGTCTGGCCGTCCTGCCCGGTGACCGTCTTGCTGGTGGCGACGCCGTTGGCCACGGAGGAGTTCAGGTAGCCCTCCAGCGTCAGCGCAACGCAGATCACGCTGTAGGTGGCCGCCGGCAGCGTGGCGCCCGATCCGGCAGCGCTCAGGGTCGGCGTCGGCGCGGTTCCCAGCGCCAGCGACGCGTTGCCGCCGAGGATGGCGATCTCCTCCTTCAGCATCGCTTTCTGCAGCACGCGCACCGAGTTGCGCGAGCGTTCGTCCTCGAAGCCCTCGGCGGCCGACTGCGCCTCGAAGGTCAGCGCGCCTTCCTCGCCAAGCGTGGCGTAGGCGGCCGCCTTGTTCGCGGTGTTGATCGACATCACGCCGGCGCGCTGGCCCTCCGGCACCCAGCCGGTGTTGTCCCAGCCGGAACCGATGATGGCGTTTACCTGGCGCCAGTTGGTCGCCGTGCCGCCCTTCCCTTTCACGCGGGGGATGCGCTTACCCAGGATGGTGATCACCGGGTACAGGTTCTTGGCCGGCGCCTGCAGGTCGAACTGGACCAGGCCGGAAGCGGTGGTGACGGTATTGCCGGCCTTGGCCAGCGGGGTCTGGTAGCTGCCCTTCAGCAGCGCCAAGGTCTGATCGTTCATGCTCATGGTCAGCTCCAAGAAAAAAGCCCGCTTGCGCGGGCTTCGGGGAAAGAAAAAGCCGCCCAGCGGCGGCTTCGTCGGTGGTGGTGGGAATCGATCAGCGGGCGGTCATCGGCGTGCGGTAAGCGGCCTTCATCAGCTTGGTCGCCGTCGCGCGGTGATCGACGGTGCCGTCCGCTTTCAACACCGGCGAATCGTCGACAGCGGGTGTCGCGCCCGTGTCGGTGGAAAGGTTCTTCTCGATGGGTACGACCTTGGCGGCGCCCTTCGGCTCGGCGCGCTGTGTGAGCCACTCGGCATGCTGCTTGGTGATCTCGGCCAACTTGCCGAGGGCGTCGTCGCGCTCGGCCGTCATCTTCTGCAGGGCGTCTGCGGCCTTGGCCAGCTTCTCCGCGCCATCGTCGGCGCCGTCGGCCGGAGCATTGCTGGACTGCAGGTTATCGAGGTGCTCTTGCATGGCGTCCAGGTGCTTCGTGGCTGCGGCATGGTGCTTCGCCAGCGCCTCGATGGCTGCCTGGTCCTTGGCGCTGTGACGCTTGCCAGCTTTCGCCAAGCCCTCGTTGCCGGCGGCGAGCGCCA